TTCTTGGCATCACTACCGCTGGAGTAAAAACACAAAGCAACGGCCAAGATTCTCTTTGCTACTCGCTTTACCAGTACGGCCAAAAGGTTGTTAAGGGTGAGACTAAAGACCCTTCATTTTTCTTTTCGTGGTGGGAGCCTGCTCAACCTGAAGCCGACCACCGCGATGAAGCATTGTGGCAAGAAGCCAACCCAGGATTCAATGACATTGTGGACAAAGAAGAAATGCAATCTGCAGTTCTTCGTACACCTGAAGCTGAATTTCGCACCAAGCGCCTTAACTGTTTTGTAAATACTTCAGTTGCTTGGTTGCCAACTGGCGCTTGGGAAGCACTTGTTGATAAAGATAGATTTCCTGAACCTAGCGAAGATGTAATCCTTGCCTTCGATGGTGCATTTTCAAACGACTCAACCGCACTTGTGGCTTGGCTACTTGGCGGAGAAAAGCCACACCTAATGGTTGTTGGCTTGTGGGAACGCCCTGATGATGCTGAACAAGGCTGGCACATCCCAGTTGCTGAAGTTGAGCAAACAATTGTGGACACATACCGCGATGATCGCTTTAATGTAAAAGAAATTGTTTTTGACCCTGCACGATGGCAGCGCACATTTATGGTTTTGGATGAAGAAGGTTTGCCTGTAGTTTCTTATCCAAACAGTGCGCAGAATATGGTGCCAGCAACACAAAAGTTTTACGAAGCCGTGGTTAATGAATCATTTACCCACGATGGAGATGAAAGACTTGCTCGACATATTGCCAACTGCGTAACAAAACAATCAAGCCGTGGTGTTATGGTTGCCAAAGCAAGTAGCAGGCGTAAGGTGGATGCAGCGGTTGCATCAATCTTTGGTTACGATAGAGCAACACAACCCGCTGAACCGCCAGCACCAGTTGCTAGATTCTTTTCAATTCAGGTATAGGGAGCAAGATGAAGAAGATTGATCTTTCATTAACTGTTGAAATTGTCGGTGCAACTCTTGCAGCAACTGGCCTTGCAATGATTTCAGTGCCACTTGCTCTTATCGTTTCAGGTGTGTTTCTAGTGTGGATTACAGAAAAGGCTAACTAATGAGTTTATCAAAGCGTTTGGCGGGTGCTACCTTTAAGCGTTCAGCAAACAATCAATACATAGAGCCATTGATTCCTGGCCGCCCTGCGTTCAGCTCAGTTGCTGGTGTAGTCGTAGATTCTGAATCTGCAATTCGTATGTCAACAGTTTATTCTTGCGTTCGCCTTTTGGCAGATACAGTTTCTTCATTGCCAGTTGGTGCTTATGTGCGCCGTGGTCGTAACCGTTTGCCTTATTCAACAATCTACGGCGATCAACCAAACTGGGTTGCAAAGCCAAATCCTGAAACAACACGCCTTGAGTTTTACGAGCAAATTGTTACTTCGCTCAAACTTGAAGGCAACGCTTACATCCTTACAGTTAGAGATGAACTAGGCGATGTGCAAGAAACTTATGTTATTGACCCACGCAATGTGCGCATTGAGCGCTTAGGGCCAGGCGAGCCACTTATTTATTTTGTAAAGATTAAAGACTCACAAGGCTTTTATGAAGAACGCCTGACTGATAGAGAAATCTTACACATTCCTGATTTCCGCCTACCAGGTCAGCGCTACGGACTCAGCCCAGTTGCCGCTTGCCGTACAACACTTGGCGCTGCAATGGCAGCAGATGTTTATGCCGCCTCATACTTTGGTAACGCTGCCAACCCTGGCGGAGTCATTGAAGTACCAGGCGAGTTAACTGAAGAACAGGCTGGCGATATTGGCCGTGATTGGAACCTAACTCACACTGGCCCATACCGCGCAGGCAAGATTGGTATTCTTTCAGGCGGTGCTTCTTTCAAGCCGCTACAGATCAACGCACAAGATGCGCAGTTATTAGACACTCGCCGTTTCTCAGTTGAAGAAATTGCTCGTATTTTCCGCGTTCCACTATCGCTACTTGGCCATCCAGTAGCGGGTGCAATGTCATTTGCATCAGTTGAAGCGCAAAACCTTTCATTTGTTCAGCACTCATTGCGCCCAATCTTGGAGCGAATTGAGCAATCACTTTCAACATTGCTACCTGAACCTGATGGTTTCATTCGCTTTAACCTTGATGCACTGCTACGCGGTACAACTCTTGAGCGCTACGAAGCCTACACAAAGGGTTTGCGTGAAGGTTTCCTATCACTCAACGATGTTCACGCATACGAAGATATGGCACCAATTGCAGACGGAGACCAATACCGTGTGCCATTGCAAAACATTGATGCTTCAGATGCTAAGGATGTTGGCCTAAAGCTACGCACCGAGATTGCTGCATCATTGATTCAGGTTGGCTTTGACCCAGCGGCAGTTACAAAGGCAGTTGGCTTGCCTGATATGAAGCACACTGGTTTGCCATCTACCCAATTGCAGCAGATTTCAACAATTGATCCTGCAGACCCAACATCCGTTTATGAGGTTGAGTAATGCCATATTTTATTTCAGACAAACAGGCCGATTGCTCAGGATGGGCAACAGTTAAGCAAGAATCAGATGGTTCTTACACAACGATGGCTTGCCACGGTACAAAGCAAGAAGCAATAGATCAGATGGTTGCAATTTCAATTTCCGAAGATATGGAACCAGGCGGGGAAGTTAACTCAAGGAGCAAAGTGAAAGAAATCGAACGCCGTACATTTACGGTACAAGATGTTGAAGCACGCCAGGCAGAGGATGGAACAATGCGTTTGCGTGGTTACGCAGCGGTGTTCAATGATGCCAGCGTTCCACTACCATTCAAGGAAACTATCGCCCCTGGCGCTTTCCGTAAGACACTTAGCGAAACACCTGATGTGCGTTTGCTTATCAACCACGAAGGTTTGCCACTAGCTCGCACAAAGAATGGCACATTAACTTTAATGGAAGATGATCGTGGCTTGTTTATGGATGCAATCATCGCAGACACAACCGAAGGCCGTGACCTTTACAAGTTAGTTGAGCGCGGAGATGTTGACCAAATGAGTTTTGCGTTCCGCGTTATCCGCCAAAAGTGGAGCGAAGATCGCTCAACACGCACACTTACAGAGGTTTCATTAGCAGATGGTGATGTTTCTGTTGTTACCTATCCTGCATACCCAACAACTTCAGTTGAAGCAAGAGAGGCAATCAAAAACGCAATGGAAGCAATCAAAGAAGGCCGCGCCTTAGATGGTGAATCAACTCTTGTTATCAATTCAATTCTTGAAAAGGTTTCAGAGTCTTACGATAGCCTTGAAGAAGGCAAGACAATGCTTGAAGTTTTGCTTGGCCTAAACACACTTACCCCAACTGTTGAAGTTGAGGAACCTGAAGTTGAGTTAGAGCCAACAGATATGCCAGCGCGTTCAATTTCACTGCGTTTGGCTCAAGCAATCGTTAACAACACAAAATAAATTTCTGCTACAAAAGTAGCAGAGCGAAGTCGGAGCAAATCCCACACCCTTAAAGCGCCGTGGAGAGCATTGCCACCACCTCAAACAATTACAAACTCATTGGAGAAATAATGTCAAAGTCATATCTTGATGTTGCTCTTGAGCGCCGTGATGCAGTTAAGGCAGAAATGGATGCAGTTCTTGAGGCAGTAGCCGCAGAATCTCGCACCGACCTAACTGCAGAGGAGACCGAAAAGGTTGATGCTCTTGTAGAAGAAGCACGCGCACTAGATGCAAAGATCGAAAAGTTCACAACACAGGCAGCAGCAGATGCAAAGGTTGCAGAAATGCGCTCATCAGTTGCAGCAGTTGTTGCACCAAAGGTAGGCGGAGCGATCGTTACACGCGAAGCACGCACATACAACCCTGAAGCTGGCGTTTCATTCGTAAAGGATGTTTTCAACGCACAGGTTCGTGGTGACTACAACGCACAAGAGCGTTTAGCACGCCACACAAAGGAAGAATCAATCGAGCGCCGCGATGTTGATACATCAAACTTCGCTGGTTTGGTTGTTCCTCAGTACCTAGTTGACCTAGCAGCACCTTATGCTCGCGCAGGCCGCCCAACTGCAGACTTTGCAACTGCAAAGCACACACTTCCAGTAGCAGGTATGTCACTAGAGATTTCTCGCATGACAACTGGAACATCAACTGCAGTTCAGGAAACACAAAACACTGCAGTATCAGAGACTGATGCTGATGACACCCTACTTAGCGTGCCAGTTCGTACAATCGCAGGTCAGCAAGACCTATCACGCCAGGCAATTGAGCGCGGAACAGGCATTGACACATTTGTTGTTGCTGACCTAATCCGTTCATGGCACACAACAGTTGATGCTCAGGTTCTAAACGGAACAGGCTCAAACGGCCAGTTCAAGGGAATCCGCGCTTCAGGTGGAAACGCAATCACATTCACTGCAACAACACCAACAGTTGCATTGCTATATCCAAAGTTGGCTGATGCGATTCAGCAGATTCAGTCAAATGTCTTCGAGACACCAACACACTGGATTATGCACCCACGCCGCCTAGCTTTCCTACTCGCGGCAACAGATTCGACAGGCCGCCCATTGGTAGTACCAAATGCAAACGGTCCAATGAACTCTGCAGCAGCAGGCGCAGGCGCAGCAGGATACGGTAACTCAGGTTACTCAATGATGGGCTTGCCAATCATTGCTGATGCAAATGTTGGAACAACATACGGTGCAGCAACAAACCAGGATGAAATCTACTGCGTAGCAGCACCTGAAATGCACCTATGGGAGCAGCCAGGTTCACCATTCGCATTGTCATTTGATGCAACTGGTGCTTCATCTCTCACAATCAAGTCTGTTGTGTACGGCTTCGGCGCGTTCACTGCAGAGCGCTATCCAAAGGCCGCTTCAATCATCAGCGGAACTGGTTTAGTAGCACCTTCTTTCTAATCGAAAGATAAAATTGTAAGAGGCGGGTTAATTTCCCCCGATTAGCCCGCCTCTTACTTCTTAAATGATTCGGGGGAATCTATGAAGTCAGCACACAAAGTTTCAATCGGTAGTTGCGACCCTGGCAATGTCAACGGTGGGTTCGCATTTAGTTTGATTCAGTTGGCGCAATCACGATCATCACGACTTGGCCCATTCATTCGCATCAAGGGTTCAGGCTTACTATCAAAGCAACGCAATCGTTTGGTTAAGCAATTCTTGGAAACCAAATCTGATTGGCTTTTAATGATGGATTCAGATGAACAGTTGCCAGTTGAAGCATTTGATAAGTTAATTGAGGCAGCACACGATACAGAGCGCCCAGTTGTAGCAGGCCTAGTGTTTGCCAGCTTTGAAACAGGTTTTCCATATCCACAACCTGTACCAACAATTTTTCAAGATGCCCCTGAAGGCTTCTTGCCACTAAACAAATACGATAAAGATTCACTGTTTCAAGTAGATGCCGCAGGCACTGGATGTTTGCTAATCCACCGCAGCGTTTTGGAAGCAATCAGAGCAGATGCAGACCCACACCAGGGGCAAGATTGGTGTTGGTTTTGGGATGGACCTATCAACGGTGAATGGATTGGCGAAGATTTGCAATTCTGCCGCCGTGTTCGCTCGCTAGGTTTTCCAATCTATGCCCACACAGGGGCGATATTGCCTCATTCAAAGTCATATTGGCTAGATGATCGGCAGCACGATATATGGAACGCATAAAAAGAATTTTAAGAATTAAGGTAAAATCAAAGGAAACCGCTACCGCCGTTCCGCAACTGGAACGCGCAATGCTTCCCAAAGTAGAAACGAGAATAAAGCGTGGCGATCACTAACGGGTATTGCACACTCAACGATGTAAAGGCAGCGCTCAACATTGAAGATTCAATGGATAATGCTGCAATTGAAGTGGCTATTGCAACTGCCAGCCGAATGATTGACGATTACACAGGCCGTTTCTTTTACAAGGATGGAACTGCCCTAGTTCCTGCCACTCGTTACTACACACCAACCGATTACTGGATTTTGCCAACTGATGACTTTGTGAGCATCAGCGAAATTGCAACAGATGATAACTTTGACCGTACATACGGCACTGTTTGGACTGAAAGCGATTCAATGTTTGAACCAGTCAACAATCCTTCACGCGGTTGGCCAATGACTCGCATTTTGGCCGTTGGGTCCTATGTTTTCCCGTGGAACTTGCCACAATCAGTACGCGTTAAGGGTGTTTTTGGATGGTCAGCCGTACCCGCTGAAGTCAATAGCGCGGCTCAGATTCAGGCATCCCGCCTGTTCCTACGCCGCCAATCACCATTTGGTATTGCAGGCTCAACCGATATTGGAACAGTGCGCTTGGCTGCAAAGCTAGATGCCGATGTAGAGGCGCTATTGCGCCCATTGCGCCGCAATAATGGGTTGGCTAAGTAATGTTGCCAAGTCAGGTTCGTGAAGGCTTAAAAGCCAACCTAGAGGCGATTAAGGGTATGCGTGTTTATGACCTTATCCCAAGTGTGCCAGTTGCACCCGCTGCAGTCGTTGGCCAGTTGGACTTTACCTTTGATTTGAACAATGCCCGTGGCTTAGACCAGGCAAACCTTGATGTTGTTGTTTTGGTTCAGCGTTTTACAGAGCGTACTGGCCAAAACGATCTTGATAAGTACCTTGCAGGTAGCGGGGATTACTCAATCAAGGCAGCAATTGAATCTGATCTAACTCTTGGTGGCGCTTGCAACACATTGCGAGTTACATCAGCCGAAGCGGGTACTTATGCCGCAGGGGATATTGAGTACCTTTCATATCGTTACCGTCTCACCGTTTGGGGATAAGGAGAAAAATGAGCTACACAGTTACCTCGGACAATTTCGAGGCGAAGAAAAAGGGTGAATCAATCACCGACAAAGAATTGCTTGAACTAGGACTGAACGCAGATGCCCTAGTTGCAGGTGAACATCTCAAGAAAACAGTAACAACTAAACCAGCAACAGTAGAGGAAAAATAAATGGCCCGTATCGTATTAACAGATGCCTCAGTTGTAATTAACGGGGTCAATCTCAGTGAATTTATTACAAGCGTTGCATTGTCAACAAGCGATGATGTCGTAGATACAACTGGATTTGGCTCAGGCGCTCGTACCCGTGTTGCTGGGCTATCTGACAATTCAATTACTCTTGAATTTAATCAGGATTTTGCAACAGGTGGACCTGAAGTATCAATTAACGCAGTTGGTTCATCACTTGTTGGAACTACACCAACAATTGTTGTAAAGCCATCATCAGGTTCAGTCAGTGCAAGCAACCCTAGTTACTCATTTGCAGCGGTTGTTGCCGAGTGGCAACCCCTATCTTCAAGCGTGGGCGAGTTAGCAACGATTTCTGCAACTTGGCCAATTTCAGGTCCTATCACAAAGGCGGTTGCATAATATGGCAAGAATCGTATTAACAGATGCAAATGTTTTGTTCGCAAGCAATGACATATCTCAATATATTACGAGCATCTCATTAAGCACATCATATGATGTTATTGACACAACAGGAATCTCAACTACAGGTGCAGCTCGTACCCGCGTTGCAGGCCTTGCTGATAACTCATTGACAATTGAATTCAACCAAGATTTCGCAGACAATGCACTTGAAGAACTAATTAACGGAACTTCACTTGCAACATCAACTGTAGGAACTGCAGTTGCAATGCAGGTTAAGCCAACATCAGGTGCAACAAGCGCAAGCAATCCGAAATTTACCTTTAACGCGCTTGTGGCCGAATGGCAACCTTTGTCAGCAAGCGTTGGTGAGTTGAGTGTGGCAAGCGTGACTTGGCCAATCTCAGGTCCAATTACAAAAGCAATTTCATAATCTACTAAGGGGGAAAAGATGGATGGATTATCAATCAAAGTAAAAA